TCAAGCAATTTGATGGATTGCCACATTAACGCTAGTAACAGTTCCGGCACCACCTGTCAGCTGCAGGCTGAGATTTGCCGCATTACCGATAGCAGCGCAGGACGGACGCACGCGGATCAGCTTGCTGATGGGCAGCGTCACCACACCAGCAGCAGCCGCTGTTTGGGTAGCAGCAGCACCTGGCACAGCATTAGCACCATTATAGAGCTGTATGCCGATAGCACCAGCTGCCGTAGCAGTAACAGTCACTGTAGCGTTGACTTCGTACACGCCCGGAGCCTTGATGTTAACAATCCCAGTACCGGCTGCATGGCTTAAACCATTGCAGCAGCCGCTGAACTGCACATCGTTAGCCCCCAGTGCAATAACATTGCCAACCTCCAGAGCTTGACTAGCAAGATTATAAGTATTCAGATAAGCCATTACCTCTCACCGCCAATCAAGCAGCAGTCAGATATTGGCAGCCAGCGCAACCACGCTGACCTAACAGCTGACGCACTGCCTCGATGATAGTACTGTTTTGAGTGAGCTGGCTAACTTGATAGCGTTCAGCTTGCAATTCACGTTCACGGGCTGCCAGTTTATCGCGAAGTTCCTGAATTGTGTTTGCAGTGATAAGAGCACGAGTAGCTTCACCTTCGCTGTGGATAGCAGTGGTGATTTCACAAGTGTTTTTGTAATTTTCGGCTTTTACACTGTCGATGTTGCGATTGGTCTCGCAGCAGCACTGCTGAGCCGCAAAACGGTTCTCCGTGATTTGGTTCCCCAGCTGATAGCCAGTATTAGTAACACCAGCAGTGACTGCATCAAAGCCTCGACACATATCACGTTGCAGCTGATTTTGACCTTGCAGAGCATTTGTGTTCATAGCGTAAAAACCATCACAAACACCGTTTTTAATACCTTCCAGGGCACGCATTACATTCTGATTGTTAAAACCTTCCTGTAATTCTGCCTGAGTTAAGGTATTACCACGACGGCCAAAGCCAAAACCGTCGCCGCCGAAAAACGCCAACCAGATAAGATACATAAACGGATTGTTCATCCAGTTATTGTTACTATTGGTCAACGCCATAGCTTCGCCGATATCCATAAGATATCCCTCCTTTTATAATAATGCACATCGCGCGTGATGCCTATTTATACCCAAGCATTCTCAAGCCAGCATTGATATCGTTTTCTGAGATTCCCTGCTGCTTAGCTTGGGCAATAAATTGTTGCAGCATTTTATCATTGAGATTTTGCTTGATGACCTGCAGGTCGCCCGCCTGAGGTTGACGCTGCTGCTGATTCTGCCTTTGGTAAATTGGATTCATTCTGCGCTCCTTTCAGCAGAGCGATGAGCTCTGCAAACTCCGCCTTGGTAACGTACTCTACAGGCTGCGGCTTAGGCTTCTCCACAAACGTATACGCTACCACAGACTTCATGCCGATTTTGTCCGTAGTCACGATGTAAAACTCCGCATCAGCAGAGTTCATGTAGATTCTTGACGCATTAGGTGGGAGAGTTAAAGCATTGAGCTGGTCGACGCTCTGCACCCATACAATCTCACCAGCTGGAGCCATCTGCTGTGCTGGCTGACCAAAGAGCTGCGGCATAGGCGGCAGGTTCGGTTGATTTGGCATATTTGCAAAATTCATAAGCTCACCTCATTTCTGTCTACATTGTATAGGCAAAAGCGATGTGCAAAAGCGCAATAAAAGGGCATAAAAAAAGCACCCCAGGATCACTGGGGCGCAGATTACATGATGACATTGTAGATTTTGTCGTAAGAGCGGGCAAGGATACGTTTTACTGTACTCTCGTCCATATTACAGCGTAATTTGATGGCAACCACGGACAAGCCTCGGGTAAACATTAACTCGATGACTTCCCGCTGCTGCTCCGTAAGCCGTGCTTCTTCCATGGCACGGTCAAGTTCGATTCGTGAGCACATACGCAGCCACGCACGCGCTCGCTTACGAGTGACATCCATACACAAGACCTCCTAAGATATCACTTCCTCCCAATCAATCATCATTTATTGATAGCATAGGCAAGCAGACCAACGGCCGCAACGATAGCGGTATTGCGCTGTGCTTTAATTCTGCGGCGGGTACGAGCTTCCTCTTTGGCGGATGCCTGCAAGGATTTGTTGGCACTCTCCAATAAGCTGCTCTGAGCTTGCAGCTCTATCTGCAGCTTTATTGATTCCGTCTTGAGCTTGCTCAATTCTGCTCTCGACTCGTTCAGCGCTGCTTGTGATTCTGCCAGCGCTTGCCTGGTGCTCTTGGTTTGCTGCAGCAGCAGACTCAACCTGCTGTCGAGTGCTGACATTTCCGCCGCCGTCATCGTGTAGGTTGTAGCCGATGATGCCTCCGATGCAGAGGCAGGCAACAGCAAGCACAATGTAGCTGCAGTAACTGCGAAATATTTTTTCCACATCTTAGCCCTCCCACAGATAATAGCCTGGCACAGAGCCGCCAGCACGCATGTCGACGTGCACAAAGCCCTGCGATACATAAGTACCAACACCGTCAAAGATCTGCTTGCAGATGCGAGCCAGCTCGCGCGTAGACACACCGTCGACGTAGATATCAGCGGCAGTGCCTGCGACATGCTGAGAGTTAGACACGCCACCTACATTGGCATTGTGTACCGGGCAACGATAGCCGCTGGTGATGTTTATGGGACGACCTAAGCGTGCACGCAAGCGTTCCAGACCAGTCAGCAATGCAGAGCTAATGCCATAAGCAGGCAGCTCGCCGCAATGCTTGCAAGCAAATTCAGCTTCAGAAAAATGAGCAGATAACATAGCCATAACAATCAACCTCTTCTCTTTTTGATAGCATTAACAAGACCTTGCACTGCCTCAATACCGGCATCGTTAAGGTTCTCGCAAATAGACAGCAACTCTGTGATGACCAGATAACCAGCGACCATCGGCACAGCCCACACCGGCTGATGCAGCGTGATCATGGCCAGATCTACCAGTACAGCAGCCAGCACGCAGAGGATATACACGATGATTTTTCCGACAAAACGATGCTTCATGACTTCCGAAGAAATCAATCCTTCGGCGCGCGCCGCCTCAATGCCGCCGATAATCTGCGTCACGGACGGAGTCTGCCCCATGCCCTGCAGACGTTTGTAGCTCAAAGACATCCAGCGGGTGAAGCAGTCAAGGAACACCAATCCACTGAAAACCATAAACAATACCGCGTGTTTGTGCAGCAGGAATGCCAAAATCGCGCCGATAACTGATTTGTAAGTAAAGCCATGAGTCAAAGTGTGTGCCGCGTTATAAACGGCCATACGTAAAGCTAAGAAATCCATCTCTTTACCTCCTATAATTCTAATGTAACAACATCAACTTCTTCCGCCGAGCCTGTAGCTTCCACCTGTGCCTTTGCCTTGCGATAAGCGATATGCAGGAGATTGGAGCGTACGGCGACGGCGGCCACGATAGCGCGCAGGTCAGCGGCGGTTACACAGACGTCCTCATTATCTGCCGTTGTCCAGCTGATTTTAGCGCCCTCTCCCTGCACGTCCAGCGCAATAATAGCTGCGTTGATGCGGTCGCGGGCTTTGCTGTCATAGTCGTAGAGGTGTCCATTATAAGCAATAGGCTCAACCTCTGCTTTATCACGCTGGTACTTCAGCTCCGCAATTTTACGTTGCTTAATCACTTCCAAAGGTTCTTCCCCATGCGTAACGGTTACGCCTAATTCTGCTAAGGATTCATCGCTGATTGATAGCGGGATGAAAATACCCTCTGTGCCTAAGGCTTCTGATAAAGGGTAGATGTTTGTATATGTTTTGTCTTTGTATTTATAGGTTGTATTCATGCCTTAACCTCCCTGTTTCAATAATCTTCAACTGTGGGTGTCATCGCATTTATTGCTTTACCCCATGAAAAAGTTACACCCGATGTCCACAGACAGTCAAAATGCAATGTATAGGTTTTATTCGGGGTCACACCTACAATAGAATCAATATTTTGATGGGACACGTTATCTCCTGCATCATTAGCTTCTGAGAAGCCTTCGCCCCATGTTTGATTAGTCATTTTATTTTTTATAGAAGCATATCCATAAATATTCGGCTCTCCCTCAGCATAGTCAACTTCTGCAGACACTTTGATTCTTTTAACCCCCGGTGGGACAGTAAAAGCTATTGTTTTATTATTTACTTCATCGAAACTCCAAAACTTGCTACCATCTTCAACCTTTACTCCATTTCGCATCATCATCATACGATTAAGTCCCATTATGCACCACCTTCTAACTTATTAGCCTGCACAATGCTCGTCACATTACCTCCACCATCTTTGCTCATCCAAATGTTAAGGAGCAATCCTGCACTTGTAATAGCTAAGTCACTTGCGCTACCAATGTACTTAATAGTACCTGCGTTTGTGATGGTCAGAGTGTAGTCAGCGTCGGAGGTAATGTAGGCAGTGAACACAGTGGAGGTTTTGTTGTTAGCTAAGCACTCAGCAACTATAGTTGTCATATCTAAGGTGGTAGCACCTGTTGCAATAAGACGCACGGTACTGCGAGTAGGGGTTATAGCAGTACCATTTATATATTCAGATTGATATACTTCTTTTACAATGCGAGCCTTTACAAGCACAGCTTCCTTAAAGATAGCCTCATTGAAAGTTTGTCGCTGCTTCCATGTGTTTGCAGAATCAGTGCTTGCAAAAATAGGAAGAGTACCCATGGTCAAATAGCCAGCATCATTTTCTAAAGCTGATACTTTAGTAGGAATATTAATAGTTACATTACCATTTTCGTCGGGTCTTACATTGTTTACGGACTGCACAGTGTAAGCAGGTTTATTAATCAAATCATTATAACTTCCGCTAGTCGCAACAGAAGCTAAGTCACTCTTGTCAGCCTTTTCATCGAAAGCTACACCTAACTCGCCAATAATCTTATCAAAATCAGCTTTTTTGGTATAAGTTTCAGTAATTACATTTCCTGCACCATCTTGTTCAGCTTTGGCTGCTGTGCCTGTATAATTTGCAGCATTAATATAACCCGCAGGGCGCGAACTTTGTTGCCACAATATTGAAGTTGTCCCCCCACGTAAAGAAAAACCGTTAAAAATATCAGTCCCGACTTTATTCTGCAACGCATTATAGATAACCTTGTTTTGGACAGGGTTAGTGCTTGTAGCAGACAACTCAGTGTCGATGGGTACTTTTTGCATTATACCAACAATCGGATTGCCGTCTGCACCTGTTGCTTTTACTCCGTCTGCCAAATCGGCAGCAGTGACGGTAACACCAGTAAGGTCTACCAAGATGTTACCGCCATATATAACTTTATTTACTGCCATTTTTTTTCACTCCTTAACCGATTGTAACGGTTATGCCGCCTTGCGCATTTTCCGATTCATTATACGGAATAGCTTCTACGGTAACTTGGGATAAATAGTTGAATCCTTGTTTGTCATCTGGCAAAACTACTTGCTGTGCCGTGGTCGGTGTAATTGTTTTAGTTTGCGCCTTAGCACCTTCTGTGCCTGACATTGTACCTGTTACGCCTAAAATTGTTACGCCGCCGCGGATGTTGGTGGCGATGATTTTAGCCTGCTCAGTGGTGCTGATAGCAACTTTGCCAGAGCCATCATGATAACCAATAGGCACGGTGTAGCTATCAGCTTTTTTACTGATAACACCACTGACAGCCCCATTGTTTCTCATTTCGCCTGTAACTTTTACGCCGTTGACATATGCGGTCTTTCCGCTTAAAATCTCTGCACCGGTTGCTGTTGCATCAGATGTATCAGCGTTAAAAGTACATGTGCCTACAATAGCCGCACCGCTCTTATCATGGGCGGTTGCACCTTTTAAAATCTTGCCTGCTGTTACAGTGTCAGCGGTTAAGTCAATTAATGTTTTACCACCATACACAACTTTACTAATAGTTTTTTCACTCATAAATTTCGACCTCTCTTTCATCTCCGATGTAGATTGTAATACCGTCTGACAAGTTACTTGTTTCGTAGTACGGTATTTTCTCTACGATTATGTTCTTGACTAAGTGTTTGTTTGCCGTCGGCAGTTCCTGCGCCTCATGCACTGCGGAGTGTACTGTGTAAGCACCCTCGTACAGCTCGACACCGATAACAGTCCCTGCTGATAACGTGCCATGCAGATTAGCTCTGCTAGGGGACAGTGTACCATGTAGCTCACCTTTCGCAGCCGTCAGCGTACCATGTAACCTCATCAGTAAGTCACCTCCTCCATGAGCAAAAACTCATGGGGCGGGATGACTGTATCTACATAGCCGTCAGCACGGCGAAGCTCGATGTCATATACATAAGCTCCAAACGCCAAACCTTCGGTATCTGCTGGCTTAATATTAAGCTCACCGCCAGCAATGATTTTTTGCAAGATAATTGCGGGATTTCTGGCGGATCTCCGAAGAGTAAACGTCAGCACGTCACCCTTGGTCAGCTCAACAGGGCTACCGTTGGTGTCAGTGATAGTGATTGTAAAAACACCGCTGTCACCCCTAATCATGCTGATGTTATTGTCATCAACTTTAAACATGTCGTATCACCTCCTATAATTTGATTGTGTCCATCTCAGCAACATCACCTCCCCCAGTACGCTTGAACATAAATAGACGGTTAAGTCCCATTATGCACCACCTTCTAACTTACTAGCCTGCACAATACTCGTAACATTACCGCTGCTATCTTTCAGCATCAAAATGTTCAACAACAGACCTGCACTTGTAATAGCTATATCAGACGCAGAACCTATATATTTAAGTGCTCCTGCAGTTTCAATATGCAGTGGGTAATCAGCAGAGGACTCAATATACGCAGTAAACACAGAAGAATTGCTAGGTTCTAAACTAGCCTCAATTTTTTGAAGGTTAAGGATAAATGTCCCTATTGCTATATAGTGCATTACGGACATTTGAGGCGTATGGCTTGTACCGCTCACCACAGTAGAAAGGTATCTTTCAGCTCCCAACAGCACTTGCTTAAAGTTTTGTTGCGCACCCCATTCGTTAACAGTATCCTTTTTAGCATAAGTTTCAGTAATTACATTGCTTTCACCATCACGAAGTGCTGTTCTAGCCGTGCCAGAATAATTTGTAGCATTAATTGTTCCTGACATCTGTGTGCCTTGTCGCCACGCTATTGTAGCTGTTGCACCTATTAAAGCAAAACCGGTAAAAATATCAGTTCCAACTTTACCTAGCAATGCCTTATAGATAGCTTTGTTTTGAATCGGATTCGTAGATGTATCAGACAGCTCAGCATCAACAGTAATGGTGCCGGTATCACCTTTTTCACCTTTGTCGCCTTTGTCACCTTTTGCACCTTTGATATTGACTGCGGCAGGATTGGATAGTCCCGCTTTGTTTGTCCATGTCAAAGTTCCGTCAGCATCAACGGAGGGAACAAAAACATTAACGTTTTCACTCAGGTCTTTTGTAGTATCCATATAAGCCTTTGCGCTGCTTTCGCTCTTTGCGGCAGCAGTAGCTTGCTTTGTCGCCGTTGTTGCAAACGTACCAGCCTGCGTAGCACTTCCGGCAGCGGCAGTCGCACTATCAGCAGCCTTGCCCGCCTGCGTGCTTGCCGTTGACGCAGAGGACGCAGCAGACGTGGCACTGTTTTTAGCAGCACTCTCACTTGCTTTAGCATTTGTCTCGCTAGTTTTGGCAGCGTTTTCGCTTGCCTTAGCGTTCGTTGCAGACGTTGCTGCAGCTGCTTGAGATGCAGCAGCTTTTGATGCACTACCGCTGGCAGCATTCGCCTGTGCCGTCGCAGTGACAGCAGCAGCCTCCGCACGGCTCATGGTTGTTTCTGCGGTGTCCTCGTCCCAAATCACAGTGCTCTCACTGTACGTTGAGCCGCCGACTTTGCCCTGCACCAATTTAACTTTTTTGTTAGCCTTTAAGACAGTGACGATTTCTCCTTCCTTTAATTGAGGATTATAAGCGTCCCACACATCCTCGCTCGCAAGGCTAAACTGTATTCTTGCATTACTCATTATTTACTTCACCTCACGCAGTACGCGCCCAAAAATATAAACACAGATAAGACGGCTCAAAAGTTACTTTTTCTCCGTTGCCAGTAGATTGGATGGATATTTGATGCGAGTGATTTCCAGCCTCTTCAGTTGCGCCCCAGCGGCGCTCATGAGCTTGATATCCTGCACCACCACTGCCGCCATGGGTTTGCCAATTGCTGACATAGATATCATGCTTATGATTGCCAGCACCATAAATTGTAGCTTCATGACTATGTGCAGGCAGTTGTTTCTGCGTAAGCACAAAGCCATCACTGCCACCCAGAGACCCGCCAGCATAACCATCACCAGCAGTGCGGATATATCGGCCGCTTTGCAGCAGCTGCCACGTACCACCCAGCTTCGTGCCCGGATTGATATTATCTTTAGTAATAACCACCGAGCCAACAAAGCTCATGGCGTTAAGATAGTCAATATCCAGCGCAACATTACCGTTTTTGTCTGGAGTTCTCCCCTCGACACTATATACAAAATTCTTCTGCAGATTGCCTTTATCATCCGGTTTCTCACCATTCAGCGACAGCATGAATGTTTTTTTGATTGAAGCAACAAGGCCTGCGTAATCGCTGTCCAAAGCGTCCTGCCCCTGTTCCACGAGCACCTGCGCCAGCGCAGCAGCCATAATCGTGGCCTGCTTGTATAATTTGTTATGCAGCGCCGCCGAAGCAAGACCGGGCACAACGCCGTTAATGCGCTGTGTATCCGTAGCATACTCTGCGTCGTCCACAACATTCAGCGCTGCCACGGCTTCAGCAAAAACCTTAAAATTACTACTAGCCATTTATCAATTCCCCTTTTCTGCTTCCGCCCAATGGCTCTCATAGCCACTGTAACGCATAGTATTATAATCATAGCTAAACAAAGGCAAGCCGTCTGTAGATACAAACGTCAGCACATTGATACGCACGCCTTCCGGCTTTGGGATAACGTAAGCATGGATGATGAGTTCTTCCTCAAGTTGTGTGTAGTCGCCCTGCAGCACAATGTTGTAGCTCATATCCTGCAAGTCCTCAATGGACAGTTTTTTATTAGCGCCCATGACAGCGTCCCACAAATCGTACAGCTCACCAATTGTGCCCTTCCAGGTATTCTGGATAATGCGGGCCTTAATCATCAACCTGAAAACTTCGTCATCCAGCAGATTCCCCTCGCCCATTTCCGCTGGCGGATAGCCTGTGAGCATGGGCGTGCTTGCCAGCTTGTCAGGTGCAGGCGTGTATATTATCGGATAGACTTCACCGCTGACCATATCAGCTGGCGATGGACAGATAACCTCACCAATGGCAGCAGCAGACGGCTCAAATTTTAGCTGGCGGCTTACGCCAACAATCTGCCCTAAAATATCCAGCTGCGCTGTACTAGCATTGTCCACCTCAAACGCCACAATCATATTATTTATGCTATCGTCAATTTCCAGACCATAGCTAAGCAGCTTCTGTACCATCGCCGTAAAGCGTGGGCTGTGGCGATATTCGCTTGTAACCAGGCGCTTATAATAATCAAGATTCTGCATCATTCCAGCGTCACCTCAATGTTCGCATACGCAGGATTCGGAATTTCCTTAAAGCCGATATCAATGTCCTGCGCTGCCGTAGACGATTTGCTAAGCCCCAGCTTCAGTTCTTTGATACCAAAGATAGGCTTGGTGAGTGAGGGATTACAATCAGTAATGATGTTGCTCAGTACTGACGCAGACACGTCACTGCCAATCGTCAGCGCGGCCAGATAATTATAAACAGCTTCACGGACTTTGACAGTCATAGTGGAGATATAGCCTGTATATTTTTTGATTACGACCTTAACAAAAATATCTTTGTAGACAGGGCGGAAAAATCGCACACGGTTTATATAATCATTCTGGTCCGTATACTGCACTTCAACATCGCCGTTCGTGTAACACCCGATGCCTTTATGCAAAAATATCGCTTCAGCCACGTCTTCATCCGTCCCTCCCTCGACCACACAGGTCACGGAGTGAGCTGGCAGGCCATACGGATTATCATCCGTTACAGAGCTGACGTTGGTGTCGTTCTCGTACACAGCGTAGCGAGAAACATTTTTAAGAGCAGCAATCGCGCCCTTCGTTCCGTCCAGCATGGTCTGCGACGGATTCGCAGTACTGATAGTCTGGCGTTCGCGCAGCTGCGCATCGGTCTCCTGCGCATTACCCAGCACAGCAGCAACTTCATTCGTTACAGACACCCAGCCGTAAGTCGGCGTTTCAATCTGGCTGATATCGCCAGCCAGAGCGCTCACAGCTCCGGCCGTGCGGCAGGTCGCAACAGTGTACGTCGTACCGCTAGAATCAATAACTACGCTTGAGGGCAAGTCCCACGTCAGGCCAGCGCGATCACGCACAGCACCGTCAACGATTTGAGTAAACGGCGTGCCGGTAATCTTTACCTGACATGTACTCTGACTGGCAGCCTTGCGCTTGATACCATTCAGCTTTACCACGCTGTCCAGCGACGCACCAATAGCCGTTTCAGGGGAGCGCGCATTGTAGGCATAAGCCATAGCCTGCAGCGTATCGCTTTGCTTGAGGGCAAAAATGGATAGCAGCTGGTAATCGGGAGAGCTGTTGTCCAAATAGATATCATCACCGTAGATTTGCTTCATAGCGGCAATCATATCCTCTAAAATATCGTTGTAGGTAGGGATATGCAGTCCCGTACTATCAACATAAGGCTTAAAATACGTCACATCTGCACCTCCTCACTACTAATAGTCAATGAGCCATAGATAGTCTCTACGGTCGCCGTGAATTTATAATGTCTGCGTTCATAGCTTGATTCAAAAGACGTGACAGACTGCACGCCTTCCGTGCCGCTTATACGGTCACGGATAATAATATCTACAGCCTGCCTGTTCTCATCACTGCCAGATGTGCCTAAGATTTGCTCCCACAACGGCAAGCCATCTTTTAGGTCTTCCCACCACTCAGCGTACAGCAAAAGCAGGCGCTGCTTTATCGCCTGCCCGACAGCTTCGATACCGCTGATGTAATTTTGAGAGCCACGACCAAAGCTGTAGTCCCAATTGTCATCTAAACGTCTAACCTGCATATCAGCCTCCAATAAACACATTACTGCTGCCTTCGGCCACAGTGCCGCCACAGCTCACGGGATCACCAATGCGCCCTGCAGCCTTGCCGTTGATAAACACAGATGCTGAGCCGCTGGCAATCGTGCCACTATGCGATGGGTGATTGATGCAGCCGTGAGGTGCATAACTGTCGCCTACACGCCCTGCAGCGCGGCCGTTAATATATACGTTAGGGCTGGCCGATACGAGCGCTGTAGGCGAGCAAGCATCATGACCGGTATCCAAATCGCCTAAGCGCGTTGCACTACTCATTGATGTTCACCCGCCCTGCTTTAATGTTTACCGTACCACCTACGATATTAATCGTGTCTCCGGCAAGCTCTACGTAAGCACTGCCAGCATCATTGCGTAGCTGAGCAGAGCCTGTGCTGTAGCCGGGGATTACTCTAGGCTGCGACCACACTCCTATAATGGCAAAACCATCAGACAGGTCATGCCTGCGACATTCTACTTGGTTCTGCACGCCTCCGCTCTGCCACCAGCCATCCATGCACATGTCGCCAAACACGACAAGGCACTCATCGCCCGCCTGGATAGGAAGCGTCAGCGCGTAGCCTCCGGCGCGCGGCACGACGATAGGCACGTCAACCAGTAAGGGAATATCTATCCATGATTCATCACCGTCTGCAAGCATTTTTTCTCGCAGCGCTGGTTGCACAGTAACAGTCTGAGCGGCCGCGTCAAAGCTTTGGATAATGCCAGGCATGCACACACGCATCTTAATAGCAGCGGCACGAGCGTCAAGTTCGCCCTGACGTTCGACGTTCGGCGTGCGCAAATTCAAATCAATCATAATAATCACACTCCGTTCGGATTCTGCGCATTGCTGGCCATGAGAGCAGGCAGAACGCCCTTACCATAGCGCGATACAGCCGTACATGATGTATACCAATCATTACCTGTCGTATCACCTGTGTGCGTCAGCTCAATAACTTGATAGATCCACTCTTCATCAAGCGGCATCTGCGCCTGACCTGGAGTAACCTGTGCTTCCGCAATCTCGCTGTTTTTAAGCTGCACCAAGGACCACATCTGTACAGCAGGATTCAGCAGCAGCTTAAAATTTGCGCCATACTGCGTCTGCGTCGGCATCCCGACAAGACCGGTCGTAGGCGTTTGCACGATAGCTTCATCCTTGGCAGCGTCAGCAAGCTTAATCATGTTCAGCTTGCCATCGTTCACCCAATAGCTCGCACCGTTACCGCGGGCAATATCGGAGATATAATCTTTAGGCTCGCCAAAAATAACCTTACCCCGTGGCAGCTTTTGCCCGGACAGGCCCTGAGTAATACTATTCGTAGGTATTTTGGTTTTTGACTTTTCGCAGACTGCGTCCAAAATCTGACGTTGATTAATGCCCTTGTTTAAGGTTTTGGCAATAAAATTTTTCCCAAGGACATTAGCTCCGTCTACGCATAGGAGCGACAGCACGTAGTCCGTATTATTCTCCTTGCGCCAGGACGGATAAATAATTTTACCGTCAAAGATAACTCCGTACTGCTTCTCCTGAGTATTACCTTCAGCATCCTTTGCCTCCTGAATGGAGCCGTCTGCAGATGTAGTCAGATAGCCTTCATAGCCAGCCTCAATAATGATACGGTCGCCCTCTTTAAGGATTTTTTGCTCTGTTGCAGCAGTAAGATTGTAGATTTCTACAGTTGAGTAATTGTTTATTTCCCGCGACTTTTTGACAGTAAACTTCACATGCAGGTCAGACACGTTCAGGGCCTCTTTGTCCTGAGCATCCACAACAAGGATTTTCCACTTACGCATCCACAGATAACTGCTCATGAGCCATCACCCCACAGAAGTACCCAGGCTGAGCCTAATGTCTCATTATCAGGCTGCTCCTGTGTGGTAGGACCAACAGCCACGATTTGAGCACTGCCAATATTCAGGTAAGCGTACTGACCTAACAAATCAATACCAGGCACCAATGGCATGCCTGTAATCAACTCTTCGCCTGTGCTATTGTTGCAGACATCAGCCACCCACAACTCGTACAAATCATAATAGCGCAGCTTCAGCAGGATGTTGATGTTACGCTCGCCATCCAGCGTCAGCTTAAAAGTCTTCTGGTCAAAGGGCGTGGTAGTTAATGGTATTTCATAATAGCTCATCCCCACTTCACCTCCAGATCAGAAGCTTTTTCCATTTTGCGGGCAAGAGTACTATTGTCGCCTTTAGGCTGCACTTCCTGCGATTTGCGCTGTGCACCTGTAGTCCACTGACGCGCCGAAACCTTTTCGGTCCCAACATTAACCACCAGCACCTGCACAAGATTCACAGTAGCTTTGAGCGCACAGAGCGTCGACACATCATCGCTCACATCAATGCTCTCAATAAGCATATTCTGGTACGTGTTCAGACGCGTAACAACCTGCATGGGTATACGCAGTTCCTGCAGCTTGCAGAGTAAGCGATAGGCCTGTACAGATTTTGTGCCGCCATCACCACCATAATTAGCACCAACACGATAAGCCATGGCATCAGATACGCCAATCTGCATCGTCATACGGATAGGATTTACAAAAGCATGGTCGCTGATATTTGCGCCAGTCTGCACAGGATGCTGGGTAACCGTCAGGCTATGCTCAGTATCAACGCTAAAAACAGCATCAAAAAAATAGCCGCCAATATTCGTTTTGACCATAAGCACCTGTTGTGCTCCTAGGCCACTGCCCCAAACAGATGGACTATAACCATCATTAGTCTTAAATGATTTATTGCCCGTGAGCTTAGCAACCAGATTATTAGCACCCCAGATACCATTTAAAGTGTTCATTGTACCCATTAAGCTCATACAAACACCGTCCCTCCGTTATGCGCTGCCAGACGCTGGGCAAAATCTTCCATTGTTCCTTCTACAGCCTTAGCCACGCCCTGCGGATCACTTACGTTCCCACAATTAACCACAATACCTCCAACATTTACAACTCCACCGTTATAATTTGCCGTACTGTTCGCCATTGGCATAAGACCGGCAGTACCACCTGCAGCAAAACCTGCAGCATAGCTTGTAGGAGCCACAAGGCTGTCATACCCGCCTCCACCGCCGCCGTGATAATCATCCGCTTGTTTATTGCCAGACCGCATAGCTTCATAGGCAGCACGAGCATTAGCTTGACGTTGAGCATAATTAGCAGACGCTGAATCAGGCTTTTCATATTCGTCCGTCATAATCTGGCTAGCTATCTCCGGCAACTCAGCGCTTTGCATTTTAGCGTAAGTATCAGCGTAGGACGTGCGCATTTCTTCTGCCAAAAATTCAATCTGCGTGTCAAGGTCAGTCCAATCTTTACCACGAGCAGCAGCAAAGCGTTTGAGCTTTTCCCAACGTTCATTGTGCCATTGAGCTAAACCGCCAGATGTCCCATTATCACCGATAGCATCCGTGCGCAAGCCAGATTCCTGGACAAGGTTGCCTACAACACCAGCGGCAGCAGAAGCAGTAAAGCCCATCGACATAAGCTTTTGCTGGATATATTTAGAGCGCTCGCCTGTTGCATTTTCATCAGCGGCCGCATTGATGAATTCCTCACGCGCTCCCTTAAAATCGCCCTGCATAGCCTTACCCAAAGCACGCATAAGATGTCCCATACTATTGGTCAGCGTGAGCACCTTATCTACAACTTTACCAACGGCAGTCAGAAAGAAGTCCCAGAATTTCTTCACAACAGGATACTTCTTGCCAAAAATACTCTCGACAATCGTCGCCAGACCTTCGGCAATTTCAGCAACACCCTTAGCAATATTAGCTACAGTCTTTTTGAGCTTTTCCTGTCGTTCTTCCGTAAAGACTTTCTCAAATAGCTCCGTGAGTTTCTCAAGGATAAACGCAATGCCTTCCTTAAGCTTTTCAATGAGACGACGCAGCGGATTATTCTCATCCGTGAGCCATTTCCAGAGCGGTTTCAATGTTTCTGATGATTCGCGTCCCTCAAGATAACCAAAGAAATCCTCCAACATGATGAGGGCAGTGCCGATGGCCATCATCATCAGGCCAAACGGACCTGCCATGATGGCAGCACCAACAACAGCAAACACAGCTACTAAAGCCTTTGTTTTACTTGGCAACGCATCAATAAAATTATAAATGCCCTCGAATAGCCATTTTAGAGCCTTAACCAGTGACATTGCTACACGCACAACACTCGCCAACACGCTGGCCACCTTACGCGCCAGTGCAGGCAAATTCTTGCCAAATTTGTCATTGAGCCAGCGGATAAATTCCTGAAATTCTTTGATGTAGGGCTGCAGCTCTTTTATAAGGTAGTAGACCACCCACTCCTTGAACATTTTTAATTTGAGCTGCAGACTTTGCACGTCATAACCAATCTCACGGATCCAGGCTAACTGTCCGTCAGCATCTGCAGGAGTAGACAGCTCTGCCATCTCCTGACGCAGGCGGAAAAACTGCTCACGCAGCTCCGGCACCCACGCCACATCTTCCTGCGACGCGCCCATGGTTTTCAGGACCACACTCAAGGTTTTAGCTGTGTCTTTTGTCACCCACATGGACTGCGCCAGCTTTTGATATTCCAAATCTGCGCTGGCCACAGCCTTAATGTTATCAATGACAGCTTCCGTAACCTTTGCCAGCCCTGCAAAGATAGCGCCATATTTAAGGATAGAGCCTAATTTCCCGAGCATACCGGATAGATTATTGATAGCTTTCGCAGCTCCGGCAAAGGCATCCTTGTCGACTTCTGCACCGATGCGGACAAGATATTCTTCTAATATATTGCTCATCAGCCTACTCCTTTCTCATGGCGTCCTGCATACGCCGTGCATTTTCTGCCTTGACCGCCAACAGTTCGTGAGCGTCCAGCAAATCATCAAAATCATACGTGCCATCACTCAGCTCGTGCTGCCGCCAAAGCCCTGCAGCAACAGGAGCAAAAGCGAAAGCATCAAGCGTCGGATAACTCATCGGCTCGTAGGTTTGCCCGTCAATTCTGCCGGGAGCTTCAACCCGGCTGCGGCGAAAAAACCTCCGACATTGAAAATCAACGCATGAACAGTCAGCTGGATAACGCTGGCAGCATCATACGCCAGAGCCTCATCAACAAAATCACCCTTAGCCGTCAAGACAGGTTCGGGCAACTGCTGGCCATTACCGTTATCAATCAAACGATTAACAGTACGCAGCAGCAAAGATTGCAGCTCGTCAAAATCCTTACGTGGCATACCCATGAGAGCAGCAGCCATCTCGGCTGTTTTGCCGCCAGACGGCGCAAGCACGCCCGCAACCTTAAAAGCAACATAGCTGCCTGTGCGAGCATCCATTTTAGTGAGCTGATAGGATTTACCAGCCACCTCAACAATTTGAGTCTTTTGTTTAAGCATAGCATCCTCCTAAATTAAATCGGCAGATTAGTAACCTCGGCACACATCAGCGTCCAAGATACACGCTGGCCTTGGCTCTGATACGGAGTATCCGGCTCCTTCTGCGGCGAGATGCCGGAGATAATATGGCGTGTACCTGTCGCGGTATTACGCAGCGTCATGCTGGTGCTTGCCCATTCGCTTGTCGGCAGTTGCCACAGCGCGTTAAACCAGGCGCTCAGCCATTTATGGATAGCAGAGGTCTGTTGACATTCAATGGTTACGGTGCCATTATTGCCCGCAATCTTAGATACCATTACAGAGCCATCTGCAGCAATATCATGAGCAGTGCGGTCGGTGGCCTTGGATACTGTCACAGAGCCTACACCAGTACCATCAAACAGGTAAGAGCCAAACGTCGGATGGTTAATAGAGCCAGCCAGATCAGCAAAACTGTAAGTAGTTAATTCCATTCAGATAGCCTCCTTAGCGGTTAACATTAACCTGGATGGTAATAAATTCAATTGAACCAGCCAGTTTGCAGCAGACATAAATCGGTGGAGCCTTGCGTTTGTCACGGTCAGCCTGAGACTGCTCGTCAAGAGGCTCGCTCTGCACCAGATAGCCATCAGGCAGGTAATCACCTGTCTGCAGATTCAGGCACTCGGCACCGTTCCACTTGCCCGGAGCGATAAAGCCTAACTTTACATACTTACGACAAGCATCATTGATAACATTAATAATGCTGGTAACGCCAGCTTCAGTCTGCGGCAATTTGCGGCGCTGATACAGCAGGTCCATGACATTAAGAGTAATGTCATTACGCAGCATATCAAGATACAGCACTTCATCAAAGCTCGTACCATCAGCCATATAGCCCTGCTGCAAAACATCGTATTCCTCGCCACGAGTAATATATACATTACCGTTATGGCCTGTAGATTCAGAGCTGCCACACACATGGGTTACCTGAGATTCAGACAGGTCATCTGTTTTTACGCCGGGCAAAGTTTTATACGCCAGCGTAAACGCATCACCGGCAAGACCACGGTTAGCGCCCATCGCGTAGCCCATAGTAGCTGCAACAGCATCGGGAGTATCCGTGTCACCACAATACTGACCAAAGCTGCGACGGTAGTTTTTATCCTGCAAAGCCTTAAAAATGCTCTTTGCATCGCCAGATGCGTCAAGTACGCTTTTATCAGCAGTCGTATACATGTAGACGCTGTCAGGTACAGCGGTCTCGCACCAAGCTGCACAGTCTTTGATATCAACATCTTCTGCACCCAGATAAGTAAACGGCCACCACTGAGAGTTAGCAGCACGGCAAGCCTCCAGCGTAGCGGTTAAATTCTCGTCCCCTACCAGCTTTACACCCACTGCCAGCTTACGAGGGCTGGTCGTAGCTGCAAAATACAATAAAGCAGCCTTATATTCTGCAGACGTTTCCACAAAACCGTCAGTCAGCATCTGAGATGCACTGGTATAAACACGAACCCTTTCATTCGCCGGGATAACCTCAGACTTGCCAATAATCAGGCCAAGATTAAAGCCTTTACGAGCTGCAGCCTTAGCAGACAGGTTGATAACCACGTCGACAATCGGAGATAAGTCCAATTTATAAGCCAACTAAATCACCCTTTCTTAATAATAATTTCGCCTGGCTCAAGGATAACATCACTCGTACCAGGCTCGTTTGCTTTAATCGTAACGTTGACTTCTTCAATCGCTTTCACGATAGATTCAACGCTGATCAGCACATTAAAATATAAAGTCAAATCGGCACGCTTCCACCACCGTCCCTGGAATAATTCAGGCGCATATTGGATGGAATCCTTGCCGGGAATAATATAGATTTTTTGTTTTTTGAGCTTTGGACGGCCACGCAGCAGTTCAAGGCGTAGCTTAAGCAGCGATTCATAGCAGGCAGGACCATAAGCATTCAGGCGTAGCTGGATGGTACGTGTGCTTGCACTCTCACGCAAAAAATCACGTCCTTCAGACTGCCAACGCTCATCAATCGGCTGCATGATGTCCTCTGCCGCCTCGGTGCACTGCATAAAGACCACGTTGTCTGTAAGCTTCCAGTCGGGGCCTCCGTCCGTTGGCCAAGAGCGGCGTACAGGCGGTGGTATTTGTTTAGCGTCATACCCGAGGATGTCCATCAGCTCTGCCCACATTAAAGATTCAAATTCAGCAATATTTTTAACCAACACCGTCACCATCCAATCGCGTCCCGATAGAACGGTAGAAGCCATAATCAATATCAGGCGTAACTGTGAGGATTTTGTAGCGTGCTCCGCGCCATTCAAGCTCATCGCTGATGGCTTCACCATTGGTCGCGTGCAGCTCCACGTTCGTCAAAAATTTCATTGCCCCGGTGACGCGGTCACCTTCAGGCAATAACTGCAAATCTTTAGGCTGGGCAACGGTGACAATCGCTGCCACCTGCAGCACAATAGGATTGTCTGCATCCCGACCATAAGCTCCATCGTGCCAGCTCGCAGCGTAGCGTTTGACAGTAATGCGCTGGCAGCCTAAACGCTTGCTGCGCACCACTCTGCCAACATTAACCACGTCAATCACTCCTTACCACATAAACAATAGCCTTACGCAAGGCACCGGTATCAATAAGCGGATTGGTTTTGCCGCCCTTGCCTTTGGTCTTTTTATCTATGGTTTTCGGGGAGTTAGGCGGCCAGCCATTCTCGGCATCCGTAAACCATTTGCGGCAGATGTTCTGCGCCAGCAGGCCTGTGCGTTTGATAAAAGCATCAGCCCTGCTTCCATCGCCAGTCATAGCAGCCTTTACAGCCTTAGCATATTCTTCTGCAATCTCACGGTGGTGCTTGGCGATGGCCGGTTCAATCACAGGACGCGGTGGAGCGTGCCATAGCGGTGATCCATGTGTTTGGACATACAACTGATAAGCCAGACTGTACTCCATGCCCTGATCCATATAGCCCTGCATTTCCTCACGCATGGACTTACGCCGGATGCCATGAGTATGGATGTACAGCAGGCTCGCATTATTGATAGGCTCATCGCCACGAGAAGTTTTCTCCTGTGGGATACCCACATATAGCTTCTTGATGCTCAAAGCTTGCACTCTGTCCATAAGTCCCTGCAGGCCGCCGTTAGCCGTTCTGTGCGAAGTTTTTACACTCACCATACATACATGCCTCCCTTGCCAGCAAAGCGCGCCAGAGTAGCAAACTGCACGCCAAACGCAGTCAACCGGAACGCCGCCCAACCAGCAAGGTCCTGTGAAAGCGCGGACGTATCCATAGAATAAGACACGCCGTCAGCTGACTCACTCGTAACGACACCAGCGGCCTGAGCTGCGGCAAGGATATCAGCAGCAGGTGCCCCCGGGTCTGCAGCAGACTGCATGTACAGGGTGCACATATGGGCGATGAATAGTCCGATGGCCATCCTCCACATCTTGCCATAGCGCTGCTCGCTTACACACGCCTGACCAAGCTCTACAAAGCTGTCCAGCACTATTTCCGGCAGCGGCTCAGCAAACTGTGGATAGAATGCCAGGAAGTCCTCCTTGGTGTAGGGAGGATTCTCCTGCGTTTTGATATTGCTCGCCTGCGCAATCAACGGATGGTACATGCTGCACCTCCTTATTCGCTTTTATCCTCCGCTTTGCTTTGCTTGGCTTTAGCAACAGCTTCTGCCTCAGCCTTCGGAGTTTTACCATTGACCGGCACAAGGTCGCCAGATTCAACAGCCAGCGCATACAGCGGATCAGTTGCAATCCAATCGGGAGCATCCTCAATTTCCATTCCACCCTTAGTCAAAAAGCGTTCCGCATCAATGCGTTCAGTACCGTCCTGCTTCACAAAGCCAAAGCGTTTTTTAGTTAAAATAACCATTGATTGTCCTCCTCAAATAAAAAAGCCAGACGATAAACGCCTGGCTAGAATATTGCCTAATCAGATACCGATGTGGTATGCGACAGGTTGGTAATACATGAATTTAACCTGGCCGATTTGCGCTGCAAACAAAGTCAGGATGGCGGCACGCTCAACAGACGGTTGAGTATACGCGCGAGTGATAGGCACGGTCAAATCAAAGTTGACCATATCCTCGTCGTTGACGTAAACCATCATGAGATCTTTTTGACCAGTGCCAGCCTTGATGCACCAACGGCAAGGTTCAATGGTGATAGAGCCGCCCTGCTCTTTGGCAATATTGTTTTGCATCAAATACTCCATAATGGAGATGTTACCAGCATCGGAAACCTTCTGCATGGTGATGTACGCATACTGCTTAGGCGGAATCAGGATATGATTCGGCATGCCTTTCATGTCGTACTCGGATGCAGCCCATGCATCCACCAGCGCATTGTTGATGTCATGCAGGATCTCATCCGCGGTTTTAGTGTTCCATGCGGGAGTGCCATTTGCACCATTACCCACAGTGTAGGTAACAACTTCTGGATCATTCAGCAGGCCAGTAGTACCTGCCTCCTTGAAGCCGTTGTAGACATTGAGGTCAAGAGTTTTGTTGTAGTTGAGTTTAACGCCCTTATCCAGCAAATCTTCCAGATTACGGCCAATCTGCTTCATTTTCGCCTGGTCAATAAACGGTACCTGCATAGCGTGCATCCAGGTGGATACCTTGAACATGTTCTTATTGGTGTTGACCTGCATTACAGGAATTGTAGTAGCACCGGGAGCAGTAATGCTGTTAGCATTTGCGCCAGAAGTTGCATAGTCAACATCAAAAGTAGAAGTAAACTCTACCCAGCCGCCGCCAGTCTTAGCGACAATATCGCGCTGCCAGGTCACACTGGTCAGCGGTTCGCGCAGCTTAGGATCAACCTTTTCAAGTTCGCCTGTAATGTACGCCATGCCGGAGCTGGCAGCAGCATCCCATGCAGAGCCGCGGAATCTTTTACGACCACCATTCTGCATGGCAAGATTACCCAGATTACGCATACCAGCGTCCGGGCTATAAAAGCCAAATCTTCCAGTTGTCATCTTATTTATACCTCCTTATATTACGCAGAAGCACGAGTCAGCAGAGTAACCTCGCAGACACGATTCGCATCTATTGCGCCGCTAGTCCAGCGCATATTCGGAATTTCAATGGTGTTAGTGCTGTCAGCTGCAGCTTCAAAACCACCAACTACGCCATTAGCGATAGAAGTATTAGCTTTAACGCGCACGTAAACTTTACCATTGGCCTTAGGAGTGCCAACATTACATACAACAGTAGCAGCGCCGCGTTCCAGGACAGACATATACTGACCGGGCTGATACTCGGTTTTATTTTGCTCTGCATAAGATACTGCCTGCTTAACAACACGCAGCGCAATGCCAGCGACATCAGCAGCAGTAGTGGCAGCGCCCACAGCTTCATAAGTGTTGTCATCTTTAATGCAGACAGCAGCACCAAATGGGATAGCTTCGCTTTCTTCGTTTAACAGACGGCTAGCCACGATATCGTCCGGAGTGCGGGCGTAGTTACCGGGATAGCCAAAATTCATAGAGATACCAATTGCTTTACCACTCATATCGTTTTGCCTCCTTAACGATTTTTATAATGCGGATTATATTTTTTTGCAATCTCACGGCCCAGATTGTAATCATCAACTGCAGGCTTGCTGTCTTTCGCAGCATTACGACGCATCTGCATCAGCTCGCCATATTGAGCATCCTGCTGCATAGAGCCTTTGATGAGGATAACCAGAGAGTCAGCCGCACGTTTGCGCTGTGCCTCATTGGGGATAGCTGCAACAGCAGGCTTCAGATTTTTGATTAAAGCCATAGCTGCGTCACGTGCTTCTTTAGCGTTGGGAACACACTCGCCCTCAACATCTTCCTCCGGCGCTGCATCCTGCGCATTGATATCTTCCGGCGGCTCGATTACATCATCCTCGTCCCCGGCAGGAGCAACAGCGGGTGCTTTGTTTTGGAGCTCTTCCTCCAGAGCATCAAGAGCGTCCTTTTTAGGTTCAGCAGCAGGCTCTGCAGGATTCAGCTTAGAACTGATAGCTTCCAGTGCGTCCTCAATTTTCTTGAAGCGTGCCTCGGTAGCCTCATCCATTGCAGCAGGTTTATTTTCAGGCTGCGGCACAGCAGCAGGCGCAGGTGTTGCGGGAGCTGCCGGAGCAGGAGCTGGTGCAGGCTGAGGACGCGGTTCAGCGTCAGAGCTACCTGCAAGCTTTGCAGCAGCCTCCATGTCCTCCGGTGTAGTAGATTCGTCGCGAGCCAACGCTCGCAGGATACGTCCAATCAAAGATTTAGACATTTTTGTACCTCCTTTTTTATCGTCGGCAGTGTCACGGATAGCAACCTTGTGCCCCGCCCTGCCTCTATCAACTACTGCTACATGGTTACCGCGGATTTCCAGCTGGTCATAGCTGGAGTCACTCGTTGGATTCCACAAACAGTCATAGCCGCAAGATATCTCGCGTTTGCCAGCCTCAATCTTATTGATAAGGTCAGCATCGTAAATAACTAAATCAGCGACCAGGCAATTACTTAAATCGCCATCGCCTCGACGCACATCACGGCACACGCCTTTCATGTACCGCCCATAATTATCCGGTGTTACATCTTCTTCCGGATGTTCATCGCATACTGGCTTGCCTTCAAAGCTTGCCACGGCAGCACGGTCAAAAACCTCAGCTTCAGGGCGCTGGACATTATAAATGCCATCAGCGACCGGACCACCGAACTCGCAGCCTCGATACTGCTGCGTACCGGTACGAGCAATCGGAACATCCTTGCAGATCAAGAAGCCTTCCGGTGTTTTGAGAATGTGGTCGGAGATTCGTGAGCCAAAATATGCCTTGCTCATAGCTCACCTCCAGGTAATAGTTTTCTAAATTGTTTTATGCCCATGCGCTCGATTTTGCCGTTGCGGTACACCTTTGCAGGCCACGCCACCTGGTCAAACCTGATAAGCGGTTCAGGATAGCAACGGCAATTATAAATGTTCCCCGCATGGTAATACCCCTGCGACTTCTCATGGTTGAGTAACTCCGGCGCCGGAGCTTCGTTCCAAGGAATAATCACGCCATCCATATGAGCATGAGCAGAACGGACACGAGAGTCCTCGCTTGTACGCCAGACGTACCAATCAAGCCCTGCCTCAGCAGCACGCACCTGCGTCAGAGCAGTGCTGGCTTTAGACGTTTCCGTGCGGGCGATGAGCCTTGCATGAGCTTCGGTCATCTGTGGGTACTCTTTGAGGATATCGTCTATCATCGCCTCCGGTCGTAAGCCTTGCTCGTAACCTTTAGCAACCTTGTGAGCCACCCTATCAGCCAGCGTGAGCGGCATAGAGCGGATTAATTCAGCATTACGACTGATTATACCCTCGTACACTTTTGCGACGCGTGGTGAGGCAAGCTCGCGCTGTAGAGCGGTGCGGATGATTCGCCCTTTGCTGCCCTCAGCTGCTGCAGCACGCCACGTCTTATGCCCATTGCGGAACAGATGCGTGGCCATCGAGCGTGCGATTTGGTCGCAGGCCCGAATAAAAGTCGGAGAACGAGCCAGCCGACGTAATACGTCAGCAATAAAAAAAGGACTAGCAACGTAAGATAACTCACGCTTCAGTCCTTGCATTAGGCGGTCAATGGCGCTGGCATAAGAGCGCTCAATGACTCGCGGCATTTTAAATTTTTTCATTTACTAAAACCCATTGTAACCTCATAAGCAGCTTGTATTCTTTGTTGCTGCTTTTCAATACTTGCTTCCCATTCCTTAGCAGCCTGTTCATTGCCATAACGTCTAGCTGTGGCAGCGCGCTCACTCAGATATTTAATATCGTCATTCAGCATATTTACTACCTGCTTGCACGCAGCCGTTACATTTTCCTTCGTCGGTTCCTTGCCTTTAAGGTTGCCAACAATGAGATTATGTACCTCGCCGGCAGGAGTGCCAGAATCAGCCTCGCTGGTTTCCTGTGTAAAGCTCAAGCCCTTGTAACCTTTAAGCCTGCCATCGCCGCCCTGCACCGCCTCAGCAGCCTGACGGAGTGGAGATTTAGGCGCTTCTGGTTCTTCGGGCTTAAGCTCACTGATATTCAGAGGAATAATATCAGTACGATACTCGGAATCTTCTTCATAGGTAGTATGAGTGTACCCATCCCAGTCAGTCTCTTGATAAGGGATGCGTACAGTTACATTATAAGATACTTTAGCGTCAACATTTCCGTATTTATCTGGTTTACTGACAATTTCTACCTTATCAGCAGTTGCATCAGTTTCACCAGAGCCTAAATGATAGTTCAAATGATTATTAGCAAGTTTTAACAAATCTTTTTGATTGTACTTTTTAGTACCACTTGCGCCAGAACTACCACCGGCGCTGCCGCCGCCAGAAGTGAACTGACCGTTTTCGGCACGCGGGTGCTTGTCTTCTTCCCATTCAGCATCGTAAGCACGCAGGCGTTCCAGGTTTATTTTAGTTTTATCCATAATTTCACCTCTTATGAATAACTAACTTCAATGTCATATCGTTTAATAAGCTCACGATTTATATCATGAATGTCATCACAATGTACAACTTCGTTAGCTTCGAGATCCATAGGACCCCAGAACTCAACGTCGTACCGGTCTTTTGAGCGATTGTAGTCGATCATAATCTCGTCCCCATTCGGAGCTTCAATACGAGTGTGCCCTCCTCTACTCATCGTCTCTTTGATTTTGCCTGATCCTTTTGGGAAGATGTCTGCAAGTTCAGAGTCACTGTGAGAAGAATTAGATTCATTACTAGAGCCAGATGTAAAACGCCCATTCTCAGCTCTAGGATGTTCAGATTCATCCCAGGGATTTTCATCATAGGCTCTTAACCTAGCTAAATTCGTAGCTGTTTTATCCATGATACTAACCTCCGTAATTTTTAGTGTGTACATATTAACTCTCATGCATAATTATTGCAAGTCATTTTTGCAACAAAAAAGCGCAGCTAGAAAACTTCTAACTACGCTTAAGGATTTAAATTTTCGAACCATTCATGATATCTTGCCATTTACAAGCTAAAGCACAACGCTCACTTATTGGAGCGTTCTCATCATTTACATCCCTGAGTTCTTCAAGTTCAATTTCCACCATTTTGTCAAAAATTGCTTCTTGTTCTTCTGGCGATAAATTATACGCTTCTTCAATAGTCACGCCTGTTTCCCGTTCAAAGAATTCAATTAGTTTTTTTAGCATTTTTTGCCTCCAACAATATTGCTCCGAGAGAAGTTTTAAAATTTTGTGTAGACTTATTGATAACCGTTTTTAAGCCTCCACTCTTAGTAACACAAACTTTTATCCCGTTTGAAGAGTAAATATAACCTCCGTATTGATTATCAACAGCTCTCTCTCCATTTTTGATGGTATCCTTTATTTCTTCCGCATTTATTCCACGCTCCCACATACGGTCAAAAACATGTTTACTTATCCAACGCACATGTCCCAACTGCTTAATTTCCGCATTCATCAATAATGGCCTGTTCTGTTTAATAAACCATTCTGGAGCTATTGTTTCTTTGGTGCTGATTGTACCATTCTTTTTGCTTTCTTGCAAGTTATTTGTTTTTCCAGGCCCACCGCCAACACCATCGGCTTCACAAAATCGTCCATTCTCAGGACTATGATGTGAATTAAAATCATCAGCCTCACTCCAGAAAGCAGCATCTGCACTTTTCACTTGCCTAACAGAAGCAGACGCCTGTGGTTCAATCGGTTCTTCGCCGCCAAACATTCCGCCCATCTCGCCCGGCGGCTCCACAGAGTCGGACGCGCGCTCGATATCCTCATCGGTGATGTTCGTCCAGACACCGGTGCGCTCGCTCTGCTGCTTCAGCTCCTTCAGGGCAGTGCGCTGAGAGATAAGCCCAGCATTGTAAGCAGCTACAACGTTATCTGTGCCACACTTGGCAAGGTCGGCGCGCTCTTTATCCGTAGGCTCTGCAACCGGGTCAAATTCAAAATCAAAGTCGTCCGGCAGGCTGCCTAGCGTCGAGATAATGAACGGCGGGAGCACTTTGTTCAGGATAGGACGCAGATAAGACTCTTGCTTCTCGGCTATCATGTCGTAGTAGTTCTGCAGGTCACTCTCGCCTGTAGCATTAAGACCGGAGGGAGAGCGCCCGAACAGACGCGTCACCGGAATTTCAGCAGCGCCGCTGATGTCCATGATAAACTGCTGATAGCAATCAGCAAGGCCGCCGAAAGTATACTGGTGTGTTTCCAGACCATCTGCAGCATCCATGACCTGCATCCCCATATTGTTTAGCAGCATGTTCTGCGCTTCCAGCGTTCGTAGCAGCTCCGCCTGCGACTCGTTGTCCGTTGCTGCCAGAAGCTGACCTAAGTCCTGCATTTTTAGCACGCGGATGTTCGCCATGAAGGTCAACTGCGCAATGTTCCAGCTCACGTTATCACGCTTACGCAGCTCATCAAAAATTGACTCGATGACAGAAGCTCCCCACTGCATCTCGGCGATTTCTTCCCAGAACGGTAGCGTGTTGCCGGTGAATCTGATTACCCTGCTGTGATGTATTTTTACAGAACCACCACCGGCAGGATCAGTCACAGTGTAATACTTTGGGAAACCATAATCGGGATCCGAAATATCTTCGATGAGTTCGCTGGATGGGTTAACTCCGTTCCACCGGTCGAAAATGAGCAGCCCTGCGAAGTCCCCAGGCATTATCCAGTCAAGCTGTAGCGGCTGACTAAGGTCGTAGCCTTGGTGTTTGACCAGCATCACGCCCAAAGCGCCACCGTAGAGCCTGCCCCACTGCATACCACGCTTCAGCTTGTCGATAAGCTGAGTACGACGCAGAGTAAGACTGAGCCGCTTCTCTACATCGGGGTCCAGGCCGCTGGTAATCGTTATCCAGTTTTTGAGCATGTCCGCCGGGATAACGTCGATGATGCGACGGACAATCCAGCTCTCACGATAGAGAGCATTTAGAGTATTAAAATCACGCGACATGCGCTGCAAACTGTACTCCGTGCCTTCCAGCAGGTTCGGAGTGCCTGCTCCCAAGCGAGCCAGCACGTTGCTAAAGGCGTCGAGTGCCCTGCTGCGTATTGGCTGCGGCTCAGGAGCTTTGTCCAGGGTGCGCCTGCGTTTTCTTTTAGACATTTGCTATCCTCCTTGGCCTGATGACTGTTGATACATAGTAGCGCACCGCATCAGGCGCATGGTCGGCTACTTTAATAGGCTTCTCCTTGCCAGACTGCTGCAGAGCCTTGTCGTCCCAACAATAGGACTGCATCTCCTTCAGCGTGTGCACTAAACCACAATAAAAATGGATGCGGCGACGGGTTAGCAGCGTGTTTACCTTGCGGATGCCCTCAATGACATCATTGTCGGCGTTGATTGTTTCCACCGTCTCCTTTGCACGCAAGCCACGGTTACGCAGCTCAATCTTAAAGCTGGCTGCAGATGGATCTATGACCACATTTGTCGGCCACAGCTCCACGCCACGGACGAACTCAAGCAGGTCGTCGGCGTATTGGCTGTTGTCCTTCTCCTTTTCCTCGGCGCGGCTGTCCCAATAATACTCGCGGATGAACCACAGGTCGCGCCCATCATCAAGCACGTCCAGATACACCATCGGGTTCACGGTGCCATAGTCAATCGTGATAGAGCGCTTCATTATGTGCAGATTTTTGAGCAAATACTCCAGCTGGTCATCACCAAAAAGCAGCTCATCACTCCACGCATCACGATAGATAGCGCCCTGCGCCATTACCCACTCGCCTAGAATAAAGCGTCGATAGAACACACCGGAATACATCGTCCGGTAGCGTTCACGTACCTCGTCAGATAGCGACGGATTGTCGTCCATCAAGAAGTGGATATGCAGCAAGCGCTTCTCGTCGCACTTCTCGATCCAGTGCAGCAGGAACCAGTGCATCGGGCTGTCCGGGTTGCAGTTGAACCATAGCTTTGCGCCCGGCACAGAGCAGCGGCCAGATGCCTGATTGACAAACGACTCCGGCATGAGCGCGGCCTCATCGCAAAACAGACCAGCCAAAGTAATACCTTGGATGAGGTCCTGCGAGGATTCGTCACGACCACCGAACACGTAGAAGTAATTCAGCTTCATCGTGCTGCCTTGCTTTCGAGCTATCACGATAAGGTTCTCCGTGCGTGATTCTTCTACCTGATAGCCACGCACCAGCAATACAGGCTTGAGCCATTTCCAGACGTTACGCCTGAAGCTGCCTACGGTTTTACCGCACATGGCAAAATTCTGGCCATCGTAGGTATCCATAGCCCAAATAACAAAAGAGACGGCCATCGCTACCGTTTTACCAGCACGGATGGAGCCGTCAGCTATAATGCCATTGTAATCGTGGTAGGGAGAGTCCTCACACCACCACGTTAAGATTTGCATTTGTTTTTTACTAAATTCATAAAATTTGATAACAGGTTTGATAATACTGCGCAGCCTGCCAACGATGCTCATTATTTCCACACATCCTTTGCACTGCGTTTGATTGCGTCAGTAAAGCCATCGTCCTCGTATTGGGACTGTTCTTCGGCGCCCTTAAGAATTTTCTGCCCTGCAGTGTCGCGTAGGAACGTCGCCGCCTTGGTATTGCCCTGCATAGCAAGCACGACCTGCCCAAGCAGCACGGCTTGCTCAACGGTTACGTTAATCTTCCCATTCAGCAGGTTAATCTTGCCGTTTGGCCCCATCAAGTCACCCAGGCATTCAACATTCTTCAGCTCGCCACGTTTGAGCGGCATCTGCAGCAGGTCGTCAAGGACCTCACGCATAGCACGTTTGCGGCGGCGAGCTTCACCAGACGCGCGACCGCCAGAAGAAGCTATTCTCCGTTGTTCGTCCGTTGTTCGTTCGCCTAACGAACGAAGATTATCAGGATTCAGAGCCACCGATTACCTCAGCCTTCCTGCCGGTGAGAGCCTCCCAACGCTTAACGATGACATCGCAGTACACAGGATCAAGCTCCATGCTGTAGCATTGGCGGTTGATTTGTTCGCAGGCAATGAGTGTAGAGCCAGAGCCGCCAAACAAATCAAGCACACTGTCGCCCTGCTGGCAGCTATTCTTGATGCACTTAGCACAGAGGGCAATCGGCTTCATCGTGGGATGCTCGGCGTTACGCGTGGGCTTGTCAACATGGATTACACTATTGACTTCTTCCGTATCCACAGCCTCCACATTGTCGGCACGCAGACAGACGGTCTTCAGCCCGATGCTGATGTGGATGAGCTGATGCCCATCGGCATCGTAGCCAACCTCCACCGGATAGTTGTCCGGGATAACCGTTGACAGCTTACGACCGCCAAAAAAGCGGTGCTTCGCACCAGGCTTCCAGCCGTAAAGGATGGGTTCATGCTGCCATTGGTAGTCCTGCCGTCCCAGCGTAAACGTGTTCTTGCACCAGACAAGGTCCTGCTTCAGCAGCAGACCGGCATCGACAATAGCCTGCCGGAATTCGACCGCACTGCGACTAGCGTAGCACACGTAAAAGGACGCGCCAGGCTTCATCGCTGCAAAATAATTATCAAACACTGCATCTAAAAAGTTTTTGAATTCAGCCTCACTCATCGAATCGTTTTTAATGGTGAGCTTGTCTTTTGTTCCACCTTGGTAAGCGACATTGTAGGGAGGATCAGTAAACACCATGTCAACCATTTGCCCCCCCAATAAACGTGCTACATCAGTACGATTTGTTGAATCGCCACATAATAAGCGATGATTCCCAAGCTGATAAAGAGTACCAGGCGTAGTGACAGGGTTCTTGGCAGCTTCTTCATGCGCTGCATCCACATCAAAAGCATCCTCTTCCGGTTCAGGCTCCGGCATATCAAAACCAAAATCGCCCATGTCAATACCTTTGATGTCAAGCAGCTCGCTGTTGAGCATATCCATGTCCCAGCTTGCAAACTCGGCGGTTTTATTATCCGCCAGGCGGAACGCCTTAATCTGCTCCGGCGTAAGGTCATCCGCCATCACGCACGGTACAGTCTTCATCTTAAGTCGTTTAGCAGCACGCAGACGCGTATGACCACAGACAATAACATTGTTCTTGTCAATAACAATAGGCTGCTTCCAACCGAATTCTTTAAGGGATTCCATAACCGGCTTCACGGCTTTGTCATTACGCCGTGGATTGTTTTTATAAGGGATCACATCGCCGATAGGCATATCAATGATTTTCATAATTGCCTCCTGATTGGTTGGTGCCCGGACTACCGCTGAGGATTTGAGAACAGAAAGGGATGTCCCGTCCCTTAGGTTACGGCTTCCGGGCATAAAAAAAGCGCCCAGCTAAAAGCCAGACGCTACATAAACAGGTGCTGCCGGTGGGATACGAACCCACGCACGGAGATTATCCGCCTACCGCTTATGATAAGCGGCCTCTTAAACCAGACTTGAGTACGACAGCATAAAAATAAAAGAAGCATCGAATTTTATCGACACTTCTCCACGGTTTTTATTATACCATAAAAAACACCGCTTTTTCTCGCGCCTTTGTGAACTCTTTGTGAATTTTAAAAAATCGACCGCCCACCACACGATGAGCGGTCATTAAATTATTTTGCATTAAATACTACGCTATAACCAGCCTGGCGCTGCAGCTCATCCATAGCAGCCTGCTGCGTCGGTGTAAAACCTTGGTCGACAACTTCCAGACGCTCCCGGAATGTCTCAGCGAAGAACTTCAGGCGCTGGTCCTTGCGCTGCAAGCCACCGAAATCATTCCAGAGAATATCAATCGCAACAGCCAGCACGCGATAGATTGCCTGCTCGGACACAGCCTGGCACATACGCTCGTACTTAAAGCCTGCCACCGGCGCAGGATTGCGGCGCTTAAGTTTACGTTTACTGCTCATCAAGGTCACTCCTTCACTTGTGCAAGCCATTCCTTGTGCTTCTTGACCATGTACAACATAATCAGACCATAGGCAAGGATTCTTCCGTTTTGTCAGCAATACCATGGTCATAGAGGAAAGCAATGTGCTTATTCAGATATCCCTTAGCCACATCATACATCATGTCATAGCCACCATCATGATGCTCCAGCAATGCACCGGTGCGGAAGTTTGACAGCGGATCAGCGCCAGCAGAATACTGCTGCTGTTTTTCCGTAAACAAAGTTCCTACGCGAACAAGTTCATCATTAATAAACGATGTAAATTCTCTATATGTAATCATAACAATCCTCCTAAAATAAATCCTCTTTCGGCAGCACGAACCAATACTCTCCCAACGGGCTAGGTGGGTACCACTCCCATTTATAGCCCTGCTCCTTGCAGTACATCACCAAGGCATCAGATGCCAGACAGTTGATAAAGCGCCCGCTTTCTCTGTACTGCTTTGCTATAGGCTCAAATTTCGTACGCATTTCATCGGCAGTATAGTGTTCAAGCGCGCGACGGCCGTCGAATATAATACTCGATGCAAGATTTTCCGCGTGCCAGAATTCGCCATGGCGTTTCAGTTTTTTCTCTAATTCTTCATTCCACTTCATGCCTTTACTCCTCTACTACCTCCACCCCGCCACGCAGCAAGGCAAGAAAAATACGCATCTGCATGGGCTGATTAGTAATGCTTGACCAATGGCAACACTGGCTTGGACGGTACTCCAAATCATCAGCGATAAAACGGTACTGCGCCGGATATACTCCGCCACGCTTAGGCTTGAGCTTAAACTCCTTGCCAACAGGGATATGCAATTTTTCGGCAATTACAGGATACAAATTAATCATTGTCATTACATCAACGCCTCCGCTCCATATAACATCAACGCCAGCTGCCGCACCAGGCGCGTACGTCTGCGCTGGATGGTCGAGAGCGACACACCCTCACGCAGAGCCACATCTTCTAAAGCCCAGCCGAAAACATACACCTGACGGATGATATCAACAGCGTCTGTACCATCACTGATTTCCAGCCGGTCAAGGATGCGGTTGATTTTAGCAACTTCCGCTTGATCACGCGCCAGTTTAACTTCTACAGCCATAATGCGTGCCTGCTGCTTCTCCTCAGGCGTCAGGCGTGAGCTTGCGCCGCCCCAGCAGGTAATGTCTTTAGATTTTTCTGTGACACGCTCCGCCTTCAGGTCACGGATATCGAGCTGATACTGCTCAATGTTCGCCATCAGCGTCGGGTAAGCGTACAAGCGTGCTTCCGTCGCTTTGTAGCAGTCCTGCGGCTTAGGCTGGCTATTTAAGGCAGCCAGCGTCGCCACAACAGTATCATGTATCAGTTTTTTGTTGTCCACCTGCGCCACCTCCTATGTGTAAAAATAAATTCAGTAACAGCTCAGAGTGGGGAGCAAGCAGCTCCCTCGCCTCCTGCTGAGTCACCGTAGCCTCGTTAGCCATGACCAGACGCAAACCGAAGCGTGCACTAGGCAGCAGCTCTGCTCCGGCAAAACGTAGGCCGATGAGCTTAACATACAGCTTGTGGTCATGGTAGGCAGCACTTTGCAGCAGCTGCCCCCAGAACTCGCTGTCGGCATAATCAGGCCACGGATCACTTACCACGCTGCCTAAGCTTAACCAACCAGCCATGGATATACTCCCCCATCTTCTGACGCAGGTTGTCCGTCATCTCGCAAATCGCCAGCGCTTCTTCTGCGCTGCGTGCGATACCGGCATTGGCACCTCTAGCCAACATATCCAAAAGGAATACACATTGTTCCTTTGTCGGCTTACCGGTCGGCGTTTTTACCTCAATAAACAGCGCACGACCTGAAGGATAACACACACCCGACAAATCGCTGTAGCCTTGCGGCGGTCCGCTTTTGAACCAACGGGCGCGCTTATTCTCAAATTCCAGCGTTTCCTGCGTCGGCTGCTCACGGTATAGATATCCTTCTCCAACATTGACGCGGAAAACTCTGTGCCCATGCGCAGACACAGCAATCTCAATCTCCTTCATGATTTGAGCTTCAGATTTCTTCAAACTTTAACCTCCTGTATTCATCCTGGCGCAGCAGGCGGATAGCTGCACTGCGGTACCGTTCCGGTACTGCCAGCCCCAGCTCCACCGCCTTGTGCAGCGACCAGGCGAACTTAAAAACCTTGCCATCAGCACGTTTGTGTGTAGCGCGAAACAGCTCCAGCTGCGCCCATGACTTACACTCAACGTGCTTGCTATACGGCATTCGCGCAACTTCCTGCAGGATGATGTCCTCCACGACCTCCGGACCTTCGCGCTCTTCTTTCTCCCACACGTACTTGCAATAGGGACATTCCTGCACTGCTGATTTGACCACGGCAAAGCAATTCGGGCACTGCTTGACGCTGAGCTCCTGCTTTTTCTTCTTGGCTTTGGATTCCAGCGACCACTCACGCACGTCATCCGGCAGGCCGTGCCGGGTGAAATTGCCAACATGGTCCAGGATCAGCGCAACCTTATCCGGATTGTTGGGATTGGTACGCATCGACCTCATCGACTGCTGGATGTGCAGCGTGAGCGACTTGGTAGGCCGCATCAGCACCACGCAATCGCAGTCAGGCACGTCAAAGCCCTCGCCAAACAAATCAACGTTGCAAAGGACCGTGACCTCACCGCGTCGGAACCCCTCTACGGCGGCCTGTCTTTGCGCCTGCGGCGTCGTTCCGTCAAGGTGCATAGCATTTATCCCCTGCTCCCTAAAAGCGGCCGCTGTGCCCTCGCTGGTGGCGATAGACGAGCAGTACACTATGGTCTGCTTGCCCTTGGCCAGCTGCAGCCAGTTCTCAACAGCACTGCCAAAGATGGCACGCTTATTCATAAGAGCTTCAACTTCGGCCTTGTCGTAGTCGCCGCGTTTAGTATGCAGCTTACTGGCATCCGCCAGCTGAACGCCGTAGTATTTGTACGGTGCCAGATAATGGTTCTGGATGAGCCACTCGGTGCTCACTGACTCGATGAGCTCTTCAAAGACAGCCCCCAGACCACCCTCGTTCATCCTTTGCGGCGTGGCCGTAAAGCCTAAGACTACAGCTCCCGGAAAATACTGCAGGATAGACAAATAACTCTGCGACAGGATGTGATGTGCTTCGTCGACCAGAATCAGCTTCGGTTCCGGCGTTTTGGCCAGCCTGCGACAAACCGTCTGCACCATGCCTACGCTACAGAGAGAGAAGTCTACGCCACACGCCGTAAAGGTATTGGTAATCTGCTGGCACAACTCTTTGCGGTGGACCACAAACAGCACCCTGTTGCCGCGTGCCGTGGCGCTGGCGGCGATGTTGCCCTGAATAACGGACTTGCCACCGCCGCAGCCCAACACCGCACACACGCTGTGCCGCCCCTGACCGATTGCCCTGCGGATGTTATCCACCAGCTCCTGCTGGTAGGGACGCAGCGGAATCATTTTACCGTAGGCTCCCACTTGTCGCAGCCATCGCAATGGTCGCAAGCGCTTGTGTCGCGATTAGCGCAATCATTGCACATAGGATCACGCAGCTGCAGGGGACGGTGGCAATCCTGAGGAATGGCTTTAACGTCGACAGTTGCTTCATCAGCCTCAGCCTCCTGCTCCGCGAACATGTCCTGCTCGCCGCCGCAAGGCTTCAGGACGAACTCCCCGAGGTCTTCGTCGTATTCCAGATACGTGTTAGGCAGGGAGACAGCACCGGCATTCTCCAGCTTCTCCGTGTAATTGGCGGTAACCTTGTGCTTGAACAGCGGTACAGAAATGTCCTTGCCCATTGTTTCGGAATAGGTTTCGGTCAAGCTGACGGACAGCTTCATGCTGATAGAGCCATCAGCAATACGGCCAGCAAAGAGCTTCTCCAGAAGCTGCTGCAGGAGCTCATCGAAATCGGCCTTCATGCCCTTAAAGGTATCAGATTCCAGCGTCAACATCAGATATTGTTTATTCATGGTTAGCCTCCTGCTGCAAATACATACGGATATACGCGTTGATTTTAAGGAGGTTGTCAGGATCACCAGACGCGGCAAAGTCATCGACCAGTGCATTCAGCATTGCGGAAAGCTTAGTGTTCTTGCTGGCTGCATGCTGCGGCTCGTTCTGGAGCGGGCGATTGCGATAGCTATAACGCATTGCATCAACAGCAGAATCCGACACCTTGAGGATAGCACAACGCGGGTACTGCATGGTTGCAGCTTCTTCTACTTCATCCAGGTGGTTAGCCATCAAGGTCATATACGCTTGCGCAGCTTCCTTCTCACTACTGATGTAGAAGCAAGGTTCAGCATCATAACCGATGCAGTGTCCCAAAACATGGAACAGGCCCTCATTACAGAAGATTCTTAAGCCACTGATATTCTTGGAGTTTACATAATCTCCGCTTTTAGTTTTGATATACATTTACATACCTCCTAACTTCTGCAGCGCCCATACAGCACCGCAACCAACTAACACCGTCAGGCTCACTATCCACACAATGCTGATCAGCATTGCAAACACCAGACAGATTTTACTTAACATCACATTTCACCCCATTGACCTTGCACGCAAGCTGAGCGAGGCAAACAGCAGCTTTGACAAAAGCCTGTGCCACCATCATACAGCAGCACTCCACCGCCATAACCAGCCCTGCAATAAAGTCACGTAACATAGTACTCAAAATTTTAAATAACATCGTTTCCCTCCTTTAGCGAACCTTTTGATGTTAGCTCGCTAACCTTCCAGATAACCTTTTAAAACCCTATAAGCCGCATGGTTGAGCGATTTTTCAGTTTTAGCTAACAAGCTAACGTCATTTTTGAAAGAATATCGATATATATTATTTTTATTTCCGCCCTAGTCTAAAGCGGAAAACTCCATACGTATATATCTAATTATGTTAGCTAATGTTATTATGTTAGCTAAAGGTTTATAAGCCGCATAGTTGAGCCATTTTTTTAGCTAACCTTTAGCTAACATTGCTAACATTTTACATAAAGAGCAACATAATTTGCTCTAACATGATTCAGGGAATATAATCCGTAAAACCTTCCCTGCGTCGTTTTCAGCAGATGACCTGCTTCAGCCCATTTTTTCTTTAGAGCAGCATAGTCAAAACCTTTCTTTTCTAATTCTTCCTCAAGAACGGTTTTATTAATTAGGATTACGCCATTATTCTTACGTCTGCCCCAGTAAGCATATCCGGCAAAATCGTGAAATTCAGTATCGAATTTGTCGGCGTTGGCACCGATGACATCAACAATAAGGTTAAATGCCCGCTCGCTCACATCAACTTCAGCCTTGCTCTTCACGAAGCCAACTATGTCCTCGGGCGACAGCACATCGCCGGGAGTACCAAAGATAGCCTTACTCGCAATCGCATCCGCCTGCAGCATGAGAGCCATCGCCATAGCCTGCTTCTCGGTGGTATCCGTGACCTCCAGCACCAACCGCATAATCTCATTGTACTCAGCAGCAAGGTTCTTCCCTTCCAGCGCTTCAACAAACGCCCTGCCAGCACCGCCGTAATGCTGCGTGATAAAATTCACAACAGCATTACCATTGCAGATTATTTTCTGGTCGCACTCAATCTCAATGACGCGGTTTTTCACGCCGCCACCGGACTGACTCTTCGTGCAGGGCTCTTCACCAGTAAAAACAAAGCTGTTCAGCCAAGACTTCTGCCTCTGGAAGGTCGCATTCGTCATGCGTCCGCGGTCAAGACCTTCAGTGACACGCATGATCAACGTATCATAATTCTCAAATCTTGACTTGATTGTCTGCAGCTCGTCACCGAAAAACGGCAGGTTACGCAGGATAGACGCTGTGCTCATCATGCTGTTGACCGTCATATTCATGGTCCGCACCAGCTTGCCCATGCCGGGATTGCCCCAGACAGACGCAGCCACCATCATGGCCACGGTCTTGCCGCTGCCGGTTCCGCCCCAAAGGTGCAACACAAACGGCAGAGCGGACACGCGCTCGACGAGCACGCTCGCAAAGCTTGCAGCCAGGATCAGGCGCATATAGAGGTTCTGACGGAGCGGGGCGACGTAGGCCGCCCATTCTTCCAGCGTGCCCTTGCTGGAGACTGCCTGCACAAGAGATTTATACTGGTCCTCACAGTCCAACTTGACCTCATCGGTATACGGCACAAAGCCTGCATCGGACCATCCCATGTGGTCAATCGACTTCACCCGCGGCAGGATGTCCGGGTTCATGGCGATGACCTCTGCCAGATATTTCACCAGCAGACCGGCATTGTCGCTGTTGACTTCAACGCCATTATCTGCCAGCAGGATTATTTTGTTTTTGTTGGCCAGCACAGAACGCGGAACCACCACGCTCTGCCAGCCGCCATTTTTAAAATACGCAAGCCGGATTTTTTCCGTTTCATCCTCCACGTTCACCAGCAGCTCCGTCGGCATAATGGGGATGGGACTCGCGTATTCATTTTTAAACTCCGTCCCCACCTGCACCGACCGATATACGCCATTGGCGGATGTGGACCAGTTACCGCACCGGAGAGCAAAGAGCTGCTGCGGGAATTTAGTCAGATTATCTGACCTGATACCCTTAGCTGCCTGCTGCTGCAGGTACGCCTTCCAGCAGCTCTCAAACTCCCTCTTGCAGCACAGCTCCCCAGCACGAAGCCTCGCCATGGAAAGCACCTGCTGACGTTTGGAAGGCTCTGTGAGCGCCGCTATCGCCTCCAAAAGCGCCTCATCAATAAGGCTGAACCTGTCGCACCCCTCAAAGAATTCTCTGTCCAGAGAGAGCACCACAGGCCACTCATAGGCTTCGATTGCTTCGGCTGTGCCACCGGCAGCAAAGTAATCTGCGATGTCGCCCTTAGGCGGGCACTCAGGCCACAGCTTTGTGATATCCATGACCTTCGCGCCTTGCCAGGCTGCAGCATAATCGGTGCCCTTCTCATCGTTGTCCGGGATGACGATACGCTCTGCATAAGATTCCAGCAGCGCCTTGTCCGTCGAGCTCAGCTTGATGGCCTTCTGCGCTCCGGTATTGCTCGTGGTAGCCAGCAGCCCGTGCTGCGTCATTGCGTCGGCGCATTTCTCACCTTCGACGATGTAGAGCCGCTTATGCTCATGCTTTTGCAACAGATCCAGATTGTAGATGTTATTGCAGCCTTGCGGCTTTGCAAACACCGTGCGTCCGTTTTCATCGACATAAGCAAAGCTGAAAACCTTGTGCCCATCAGCCCACTTGCGGCGGCGCTTGTAATAAGCTTCAGTGCCGTCAGGGTTCCTGTAGACATGGCGGTAATCTTCAATAGGTTTTGTCGTCTTGTAATCTACAGGCTCCGGCTCTGCAGGCTTCGCTCCAAGACGGCGGAACTCTCTCAGAATGTCCGTACCGGGAGCGTTGCACTTCTGGCAATATACCAGAAGTGTGCCGCCCTTTTCGTCTATGTGCAGATGATCTGCCTTACCGCACAAGGGACAGGTAGCGGTAACATGTCCGCCCGGCTTTGTTTTTACACCGGTTAAAAAGGGGCGAATATCGTCCAGGTGCAGCTCGGACTTAGAAAGGGATCTCTTCATCACTGAGCAGCGGGACGTTAGTACCAAAGCTGTCCAAGCTGGAGGTAGGAGCTGCTACAGGCATTGCCGCCAAATCTACTTTTTTAAGCTCCGGAATCTTGAAATCGCCTTTTTGGATGCGCTCCACGGAGCAGAGCTGCGCCACTCTCAGGCGCATGCGGAGCTTATCCTGCCAAACGTATTCTTCCTGCCCCAGCACAGCGCCAATGACCATGCCGCAGAACTGCTGCTCATTGTTATCGAAGCGGTCAGCTACAAAACCAGCGTTGCCGCTTTTTTCCAGAGCAACCAGGAATGCCTTAAAGAAACCAAGTGCAGAATCTTTGTAACTGCGAATGAAACTGAACAGCGGGATTTTATCACCGCTGCGTTCCTTGCGTTGGCCATAATAACCAACAAATTGCTCGTTGGCCTTGTCTGCTACGCCTGCAATATCGCAGTAAATTTTCAGGTACTGCTTGTCGGCGTGGTCCTCGACCGCGCAGATGGCCAGTACATAACCGCCGGCAGGCGGCGCTGCGTAGCCTTCACTCGCAGCTTCAACATTTCCCCAGTTAAGCTTTTTCATTTTTCTTTGCCTCCTCGTTAAATCCATAATACTCGCGGATAGCTGTATCCACGGCTTTCAGGTCATTGTCAATCTTAAGTGCGAACATCTCCATCGGTGACTTCGCTGGAGTGAAACCATCGCTCTGCGTGGTAAACCAATGCGCCTTACCGTCGGTCTCAGCCAGCAGCACGATGCTGAACAGGCCCTCTAGAGTGAGCTGATTGTCCAGCATCTTGCCCGAAGTTTTGGCTTTGATGTGACCAGTATCATCGCACTCCGTGTGATGCAGGAGATACACGATAGTATCATCGGTCGTATGGTCGCGGATCAGCGCCAGCAGATTGTAGAAATTCAACGCACAGTCGGTAAACTTCTGATACCCGGTCTCCTTCGCGCGAGCAAACATGTTGAACGCCATGAGGTACTGCGAGTCATCGATAACGTAGCAGCGCAAGTTGTTCTTCACCAACGTTTCTTGGATGACCTGATACGTCGCATGATTTACGACCTTCAGCCGCTTCTTGAACGGCAGTGGCTTGCTCGCCACATTGAACACACCAACCTCCGTCGGCTCAAAGTTGCGCAAGCTCGTGGACTTGCCAGAGCCGGACGCGCCTAAAATCAATACAGGCATTCCCATAAAATCACTCCTTGTAATTTTCTTTTAATCTTGCCATCAGCGGACATTTCGGATGCGGCTTACTGCGCCATGGTTCCAGCCCTAAATATCTGCCAGCAGCATCAGGCTTGCTTAATTTGCACCAGCTACGTGTACAAATATCGCCAACCCCAACTGTTTTACACTGAGGGCAATTCTTGCATAACATAACAAATCTCATTTTAAAGTCATGTTAAGCTTCTGAATCACTTCAGCACCCGGAACTTCGGCGCCGGCTTTAATCGCCTTCTTGATTGCCGTCTTGTCAGCATCAACGGTCACCTTGGTGCGCTTGAACTCATCAGGCACTGCATCAATATTCAGCACGTTGCAGATTTCAGACTTGCGCCACGTAATCTTGCAGCGGGGAGTCTCAAACTTCTCGCCGTAAAGCGCCCCGGCCAGATAAGCCTTGCAGCGCTCGGCTTCCTTCTTCATCGCCCCAGCGCGATAGCTGAGAACGTTGATTTCCGCGTAGATGGCCTCGGCATCGGCAAGCTTGTTTTTGATGTAGCAAGCCAGACCTTCGACTTTAGCGTCACGCTCCATCTGCAGCGCTTCAAATTGCTGCAGGTTCAGGATTTCACCATCGTCAACACTGACAACGTGCTCTTCATCCAGCTGGATGCAGGCTTTGATTTGATCTTTAAGCTCATAGATGTTAGCCATGTTACTCAGCCTCCTTGCAAGCGCCTTCTTTTGGCATGCCAGAACCATCAGCAGCATTCTTTTCTGCGGAATCTTGCAGAGCCTTGTACATAACAGACCATTCATGAGACTGCAGCTCGCGCATCTCTTTGATGGTTGAACCGATACGGTCAATGACATCAAGCTCTGCCTCCTGCAGGACCTCGTCTTGGTTGTCGTCATCATTCCAGCGTTCCAGCAAGGCTGCGTATTCACGCAAACTCTGCATTTCAAGATTCAAACGCTGAATAAAAATATGGGTTTTAGTTCTAATCATGTTTTTTCACCTTACCTTTCTTTTTTGATTGTGGTGGATTGAAATTTTTATACATAGCCCTGCAATAAGGGCACGCATACGGTTCTTTAACAAAGCGGCTCACTATCCATTCCGTACCGCAGAACATGCAGTCTACGTAATGGACGCCACGGTCATTGGTTCTCATTTTGTAGATGCCTCGATGGGGATGAGAACAACATCGCCAACCTGCAGGTCACCCTTAAGGTTGCTGATTTTTTTGGCGTAATGGATGACCTCACGTACATCGCGACGGTCACCCTCTCTATCCATGACGTCTCCAACGAGATGCCAGAGGGTGTCGCCATCAGCAGCGGTAACCTTGACCACGTAGCGGTCTACAGGCTGAGGATGGGTGTAGTCCCATGCCTCCCATGCACAGATGGCCATAACCAGGATAATTAAAAGCTTTTTCATACCATCCGCCTCCTAAACGACTCCATAGTGCTCAGCACCCAGAGTTTCAATATACTTTCTCAAGCCAGCTACTGGGATAACCGACTTGTTCCCGATTTTAAAGACCGGGAATTTGGGATCCTGCATGAGCTTCACCATCGACGCTTTACCGATGGCCGTTAACTCACAGGCCTTATCAAGAGTTACAGCGATAGGTTCCATAATTACCCCCCTATCTTTCGATAACATCTGCAGCACCCCATCACGTGGGTGCCATCTTTAATAACGATAACCGTCGGTGTAGCGCAGCTTGCGCTTTATAGGGCAGGATCCAGCAGGTAACCCCCAGCTGTGCGTCTCACCTGTGCGCTGGCGTTCCTGATGCGCCATCCGTTTGGTGATCCACTTGGTACTTACATACTTTCTCATCAGTTATCATCCTTTCCGATTACTACCGTTGCGTTTTACGCAACGATACGTGCAAAAAAAATTTTCCCCGCTTCTTCGCAGGTTAACTTCAAAGCGTTTGCAATTGCATACATTACATTGGTTTGAGGTTTAGTTTTGCCAGCCAACATTTTACTAATAGTATCCCGGCTAACATTCGCTGCTTTTGCAAGGTCTACAATATTTATAAACCCATTTTCAAGCATTTTTTGACGCAGTAACATTACATTAATGCCATACATTTTCTCACCACCTTTCGTTGCATTTTATGCAACTATAATACCATGACTAAAGCTATTTGTCAACGCATATTGCGCAACTTTTTTTGCAAAAAGTCGATTCCTTGTTGCATTTTGCGCAAAAGTAATTTATAATGATGTTAACGTAATTATAGGGAGATTATAGGGAGGCAAGCCATGGAAATAGGAGAAAATATAAGAAAATACCGTGAACAACACAGATTATCTCTTACAGATTTAGCTCAAATAATTAAATCTAAAATAGGTAAATTGCCAAATAAAGCAACTTTGCAAAGGTATGAATCTGGGGATATTAAAAATATCCCCTATGATATGGTTATACTCTTGGCAGAAATTTTTAACGTTACTCCTGCCCAACTAATGGGATGGGATACCCCAGAAAAGCCTAAAAATGATATTCAAGAACTGTACAACAAACTTAGTCCTGCAGCGCAACAGCGCGCTCGTGAATATTTTGAGGATTTACTTTCAAATCCCAAAAACCTGCGGAACCAATAAAGGAGGTGTTTTAATCTTGGACAGTGAGCGACTCGAGTTACTAAACGAGGACGCTCAGGTGGAAATTATATCTTTTTATCTTAGGTATTCTGGCGGCAGAAGAAACTGCCGCCACCGCTTGAAACTTCCCCACAAACAAAAAAAGTCGCCACCGAAGTGACGACAACAAAACTTTTAATCTATAAGTATTTTATCACACAACTATCACAAGGGAAAGTTTTTTAAGTAAAGAAAGTGTGAAATGAGGATGGCAAATGCTTAATGAAATCATTAGCAGCATAAGAATAAGCTATAAGCTACTAACTAGCCAAAAAGAAAGGAAAAAGTATGCTAATAAAGCGTTAAAGGTCATACATAAAAAAGCTGAAATTTTTTTTCCTTCTAATAACGAACCAAAAAGCTGGCAGGAATCTTTTGCTGCTTCATCAGGAAATCAAGCTAATAAGGCACATAAACTTTTGCAAAAGGAATCTAAGCGCTTGACAGGTAGCACCAACTATAAGTCATTTAAATTTGCTAAGGCTAGAGCATCTGCTGCCGGATGTCATTGGTATATATGGCGTACATGCGAAGATTCAAGAGTAAGAAATAGCCATCAAGAAATGGCAGATGTTATAGTTAATTATAAAGAACCACCTAAAAAACTTGGCTATCATGCAGGCGAACCACCAGATTGTCGTTGTTATGATGAAACACTAATAAGAGCAGACCAAAGTAAATGGCCTGCTAAAGTTTATTACAAAGGAAAAATACAAAAAATGAGCTTGCGTGAATTCAAAAATATTTGCAAAGACGATATATTTTAGAGATGTCAAATATAAAAAACCGCCCGTGTTACCAGCACAGGCGGATGGTGCTCTCAATCCACCACGAAAGAGAGCAAGGTGCAAAATCAAACTTGCAACGGTTATTTTTTGCACCTCCATTGTATCACACAAGGAGGTTTTACACAATGGCAAAGTATAAAAAACGCGCTGATGGACGCTACGCCACCACAGTGACGTACCTCGGCAAGAAGCATTACTTCACGGCAAAAACATCTGCAGAGCTTGACCGCAAGGTTCAGGAGTTCAAGATTGCCAAACGCAGCGGGACCTACAGCAGCGGCATGCTGCTCAAAGATTGGTGCGACCATTACCTGGTCGTCCAGCATGCCGCCATCCGCAAAAATTCCTGGGCAACGATTGAGTCTCACATCCGGGTGCACATCAAGCCGGAGCTCGGCGACTTCCCGCTCTGCAATCTGCAGCCTGCCAATATCCGTGACTTTATAGCCACACTTTCCACAAAGCTTGCCAGCCGCACCGTTGAGCATATCTATGTAACGCTCAAGGCTCTGCTTACACAAGCAGTAATTGATGGTGTGCTTGCAAAGCATCCCATGCTACAAATCAAAAAGCCAAAGGTTACCCGCAAGCGTGAGTGGGTTGCTCTTACCCAGGCACAGGTAACAAAGCTGCTCTCTGTCATCACTGATCCCGCGCACCAGCTGCTCATCAAACTTGCAGCTACCAGCGGCATGCGACGCAGTGAGATTCTTGGTTTACGCTACCAGGACGTAGACCTGGAGCGGTGCACGTTTACCGTCCGGCAGACCAACCTGCGTACCAAAGGTGGCGGTGAGATTGGCGCAAGCACTAAGACAGAGGACAGCTGGCGCACTGTGAGCCTGCCTAAGGCGATTCTTCCGCTCATTAAGGCACAGATAAGGACCGTCCGACTGCAGGCCATGAGCGACGCGCTGTGGCAGCCATACGGCCTCCTTTTCCCGGGAGAGCACGGCAGACCGCTCAATCCTGACGCAATAAGCAAGCTCGTCAAGCGCTACGGCAAAAACGCAGATATGCCTAAAGACTTCTGCCTCAACAGCCTGCGTCACACCAGCGCCTCGCTCCTGCTGCAGCACGGTGCCAGCTACAAGACGGTGCAGCAGCGCCTCGGCCACAGCACTGCCAATCTGACGCTCAACACCTACAGCCACGTAATGCCGGGTGACGATGAGCGCGCAGCGGAAACCCTAGCTAACATCATATAAGCATAAAAAAAGCCCCGCCTTGCAGCGGGGTATTTTTTATGCTCTTTTTTCCGGTACCCAGGCAATCACGGTACCTTTTTCTGCATCCACCTTCATCCGGCGACAATCAGGATACTCGCGTTCCCATTGATCAATGGACATCTCACGTGGCAGGCAACCAGCAACGCAGGCATTCCATGCTTCGGCGAGACATGCAGCGCAAAGAGATTTCTTCAGGCCAGCCAGCTTCTGCTGGCGGACAGCAGCACTGCCAACCAAATCAACATCAGCTTCATGACCGCAAAAATACTGCACATGTGCTTTCATAACATAGCCTCCTTATTTTTTGTAGCTATGTTAACTCAATTTTGTAATTTATGCAAGCAGATTTTAGCATAAATACTTTTAAACTGTATAGATACAACAAAAAAGACCACCCAAAAACATGAGTGGTCAACTAGTAGTCAAACGTCGCTAGTTTTTTAGTGGTCAAGGTTTCAGCGATTGCCGGAACCCGCATAAAATGGCGGAAAGGGTGGGATTCGAACCCACGGAAGGCTTGCACCTTCGCTAGTTTTCAAGAC